TTAAATAGTAGTTCGTTTAAGTTTTTGTTTTCCATTTTATTTACCAATTAGTTATAAATAAAGATTACACTTAACTTTGCTTGGTGTCAAGAGTTTTGCAGATTTTGATTTAAAATATTTTCGTGAGCTAAAAAAGATATTAAAGTCGAGGCTTTATATTTAGAGCAACCAATTAAATCAAATTTATCTATTAATAAATTTATTTGATACTCTTCAATTGGGGTGTTTTTTAATTCTGTTAAATATTTTATATCACTTTCTAATATTTCTTTGATTTTTTTATCAAGCTCGCTTTCTTCAACTAGTGCAATATTTGCACCAGTTATAAAAAATATTTTGTTATTTAGTATAAAAAGGCTTTTATTTACACCGCAAAGACCTTGGATAAATTTATCTTTATAATTAAAGCTCTCTAACAAGCCTGACTCATAAAGTAGCTTGGTTGATTCGTAATATATAAAGTCAATTTCTTTGTCTTTAGATTGGTTGTTTTGTCCTTTGTTACTTATTTCTATTTTTGCTGGCTTTATATTTACATCCTCAAGATCTGGCTCAATGTCTAAATTTTTATGGACTTCAAAATTACCGCCAAAATCAAGCACCAAGCAATCTTTTTTAAATGTGTTTGGATATTTTTTATGGTCTATTGCTCTAAGCCCTCTACCTACCATCTGCAATAAAAGACCCTTTGAATCTTCTCCTATGGCACGCATTAAGACCACGCAATCTATAGGTTGAAAATCATATCCTTCTGTTGCTATATCTATATTTAATAAAATATTAGCTTTTCCTGTTTCAAACTTTTTTTGATTTTCGTAAATTTCTTTTTTTGTTTTTTCGTTATGGATAGAAACTGCTGTAATATCTTTTTTGCTTAGATAGTTTTCTAAAAACTTTATTTGCTTTATATTGCTAGCAAATATTATTATTTTATTTCTTTTTAATTGCTCTAACTGACTAACAAGCTCAATAGCAGATCTATGAAAATAATTAGAATTTGAAATAATGTTACGTTGTGAAAATAAATCCACTGCTTTTATTACTGGTGGCACTAAATAACCCAGCTTAATTAATTCTTGTATTGTTATTTGACATGAATAATTGCTGACAATAGAACCAAGATTTTTTTTGTCGCTTCTGTTAGGCGTTGCAGTCGCACCAAACAAGTAAAAATCCTTGTTTAATGTTTTTGCCTGTTGTTTTTGATTTTCTATTATATTTACATAAGTCGAAGCCATAGCATGATGAAACTCATCTATAACTAAAAGATCATAAGAGGGTAGTTTATCAATATAATTGCCTATCGTCTGCACCATTCCAAAAGTAACTTGGCAGCCTAAATTTATGTGGCCAGATATAAAAAAACCTGTTGAGCGTCCGCTTAAATTTTCAAAAGCATTTTTATTTTGCTCATTAATTTTATTTCTATGTACTAAGACAAGAACTCGTTTTTTATTTCCAATTCTTAATAAAAGTTCATTTATAATTTTAGATAACATAAATGTCTTGCCCGCTCCAGTTGGGGCGATCAACATCGTATTTTTAAAAATCAATAAATTTTTAATTGTTGATGCAATAGCAATTTTTTGATAAGGGCGGGCTTCTAACATTAGAGTTTTTTATTATCTATTTCTTTTATTAAACTATCTTTTATTTGCTCATCAAGAGATAATATAACAGATGCGTTACTATTAATAAAGTGTTGTAATTCCTCTTGATCTTTGCAAGCTTCAAGTTTTTCATATAAGTTTTTTCTATTAAATTCTTTAAGCTCTGGTGTTAATGTGTACTCTTCCTGAATCTTTCTTGAGTCATTAACAGTATTTTGAGGTGGCGAGGTTAAATCAATATTACTTTCCTTATATGCTGCATGTACAATTTCTGTTCTACTTGATTTTGTTTCTACTTCCTTTTCTTCGTTAAAATCATTAAAATTTAAAAATTCGTCAAAAACTGGTAAAGATTCTTTTACAAGCTTCATAGCAGCCCAGACCAGAGTTTTGTCAATCTGTTGACGTGTCCATTGCTCCCATACTGACTTTTCCTCTTTTTTTACATAAGTTTTAGATTTATAGTCAAATACTTGTGAGCCGCTATCTTTTGTTTTAGACTTTTCTTTTCGCTCTAAAATTTCCTCTGGAGTCAAAAATAGCTCTTGAGATAAAATCATCCTTCCTTTTTTGTCAGAAATATTCATTAAAATAAAAAAGCTATGAAAGTCTTTTATAGTGTTTAAATTAATTTCTTTTTTAAGACCGTAATTTGTGTAATGTATTCTAATAGCGTTGTTTTCATCTCTTGTGGTATAAAAATTTTTAGGCTGACCTGTCTCTTTATTTAGTCCGACCTCTTCAGGAAGTAGGTAATATATTGTAGGGGAGCATATATAACCTTTCTTAGCTGCTGAGCGTAAAAGAGCTTGATATTGATATTGAGCTTCTATTTTAGATTTATAAGAATTTATAAACCAACAATCCAAATCATTTAAATCAATTCCAATTCTTTTTAGTTTTTGTAATGAGCCGTAAAATTGCAACTTACAGTCTGCCGCCTCCTGTTCGTTTGTTATGTACTTTGATGCTTCTAACCAAGCTTTTTTTACTTTAGATAAAACAGCTAAGTTTGTGATGTTGCTAATATCATATTTAGCTAAGTCTGTAGTTAAGTTTGTAGCGGATTGTGTTATTTGTTCTATTGATTTAAGCATAATTACCTTTTAAAAAATTTACCTAATAACAAGGTTTAATATATAAGTTTTTAACTGTCAAGAGTTTTGCAATAAAAATAAATTGACAATATAAAATTTACAAAATAAAAAAGATTCGTTGCCTAAGTTGCAACATGCAAACTTTATAAATACAAACTTTATGCAAAAGCTTACAAATAAAGCTTCTGTTAAATCAATATTTAATACTAGAATAGCAGTATTACTTGACTTTTTAACATTAGCACAAACTCCCCAAACAGAAAAATTATTAATAAAACGGAAGATATGGAGAATATATAACAATATTGAAAAGTTTAGAAATTTTTCAGACGTTAAAACCACCGCAGTGTTTGAGTTATCTATAGGCTTGTTATGTAATGAATTAAGAGAAAGCAACACTGATAATCAATTCATTGAAATTATCCGCAAATATATCTGGCAAATAAGCGACGATATTAAATTGATGGAAGACAATTTGTTTTGGAAAGAAAAAGAGAGTAATAATTTTTTTGATGGTGGTAAAAATGAGTAAGGGTTTTATTTCTTTACATAGAGAGTTGCAAGATCACTGGTTGTGGCATTCAGAAAAATTCACAAAGGCTCAAGCATGGGTAGATCTTTTAATGCTTGCTAATCATAAAGAGCTTTCTGTTATTTTTATAAGAGGAATTAAGGTTGAAGTAAAAAGGGGTGAAATAGCATGGTCAGAGGAAAACCTAGCCTCAAAGTGGCGATGGTCTAGACCTAAAGTAAAAAATTTTATTAATATGCTAAAAGCTGAAAAACAAATAGAGACAAGAAAAACCTCTGCTATTAATATTTTAAGGCTAGTAAATTTTGAAAGATTTCAACATGTTGCTACAAACAAGCCTGAAAACTCAGAAAATAAAAAAAGAGAAAAAAAGATAATTGATTGTAATTATATTATTTCAAAATTAAGCGATAAGGCTCTGCAAACAGCAAAAGAAAACGCTCCTGCATGGGATATATACCACTTGGCTTCAATTTACTCAGACGGTATAAAAGAAAGGGGCTTTCCAAATTCACTGAATGCAGCTTTTCCAGCATGGTGTTTACGTTACACAAAAGGAAAAAGACCAGCGTAAATTGTCAGTAATATAATTAAAAGATCAAAACAAAAAAAAGTTGCGTGAAAAAAGTTTTTTTTATTTTTCAAAAATTTTTTAAAAAAAAAAGTCCAAAAACCTTACAACAGATTTTTTTTTAAAGTGCCGCATAAAACAAGGCTTTTTTGGGGTATTAATGAAGGGTAAGATAAAAAAAAGTACATCAAAAATACATCAGAAATACATCAGAAATACATCAAAAATACACATTCAATAATGGAGATAATGGAAATAATGGAAATAATGAATAACACCTCCCTTAATTATAAATCCAGTAAACCCCCCCTAACCCCCCCAGAAGCAAAAAGGTGATTTAAACAAGGTTTAAATTTAGGTTTTTTTGGGTGTCTGCTGCACAAAAAGCAACAATAATAAAAAAAATATATAAAACTGTTGACACTTATAAAAACGGAGAATAATATGGAAACATAACAAATTGGTAAATTATTATGAACTATTTAAGAAGGTTTGAGGAGGGAGAATATCAATCACCTTATGATTTAATCGAGGCTAATATTTGCAGAGTCTTAGAAGACAGGATTCCGTTTTTAGACGTAAAAAAAGCAAAAAACGCCATAAGTTGCCTTTGCGGTACAAGTTTATTAGAAAGGGTGGGCATATACCAGCAAGCCCTAAAAAACGAATCTATCGACGAATTAAGGGCTATTTTGGGGGTTTAAAATGACAAGATTAAATACAAAGTTAAAAGAAATTATTTTAAGCGATGTAATTTTAGAAAATTTATATTGCAAAATAGTGTCAAAAATAACAGGTGAAAAAATTCACGAAGTTATGTTTAATTTAAGATATAAATAAATTGAGGTTTATGTATGTGTAAAAAATTTTTAGATATGTCAAACAAAGATTTAAGAGGGTTTGATCCCTCTTTTTATCAAGAAAAAGAAGTTTTTAATTTGTTTAACAATTATATAAAAGGTCATTTAGATTTTTCTAAAAACGAAGCTTGTAAAGCGGTTTTTTGTTCGGGAAATCCAGATTTAAAGAAAGTTTTTTTGTCTAAAGATCAAAAAACAAAAATCCATTGTGATAAACATGTTAAGATTGTGAGGTTGTAAAATGGTAGAACTAATTATAGAAACAAACGGAAAAAAAGGAATTATTAATATTATAAAAACAAATAAAGGTAAAAAATGAATACACTAAATATAGCAGAAAAGCAAAAAGTAGAAAGCTTAATAGACAGCAGAATTTTAACAGAAGCAGAAAAGCAAATTGTAACATGCGAATCTTGTGGCGATGAATATTTGTGGGTAGATATGCCTGAAGACAGCCCCGCAATATGTCAAAGTTGCAGGTTTAGCACATATCCTTGGTTAGGTTAAAAACTCTTGACACTAAACAAAATCAAGTATAATCCTTATTTATAACTAATTGGTAAATAAAATGGAAAAAGAAAACTTAAACAAACTATTATTAGAAGCTGCTAAGAAAAATGATTTAGAGAAAGCAAAATTATTAATAGAACAAGGGGCTGATGTTAACGCTAAAGATAAAAATGACTTTACTCCTTTGCATGTGGCTGCTTTGTATAAGAGCTTAGAAGTTGCAGAGCTATTAATAAAAAAAGGAGCAGATGTTAATTTTAAAAATAAATATGGCTTTACTCCTTTGCATGATGTTGCATGTTCTAACAGCTTAGAAGTAGCAGAGCTATTAATAAAAAAAGGAGCTGATCTTAATTGTAAAGATAAATGGGGCTTTACTCCTTTGCATCATGCAGCAGAATATAACATCCTAGAAATCGCAGAGTTATTAATTGAAAATGGGGCAGATGTTAACGCTAAAGATGAAGATGGCGACACTCCTTTGCATGTGGCTGCAAGGAATGACAACGTAGAACTTGCAGAACTATTAAAAAAACATGGAGGCAAATAAAATGGAAAAAGAAAAATATTTAAAAAAAGAAAAAAACATATATTCTCCTGAGGAGAAAAGCATAATTGAATTAATGCAATTACTTAAAGAGAAATCAGATGAGCTTAAAAAAAGTTTTCAAGGGCGTGAATAAAAGCAAATTATTATATTTATCTAAAATGTGTTTAAAGGGTTACTTTAAATATAAGGTTAATGGTCAAGTATTTTATGATTGCTTCAAGGCTTTTAAATTATATAAATCTTTGCGGCATAGTCAGGTAAGCACTTATTTTCAAGCATATAATGTTTTTACGCACGCAAACGATTTAATACAAAATAATAAATATATAAAACATATCCCGCAAGGTTGGGAAGATATAAGAGATGATCATATTTTAATTGAAAATATGCCTAGTGAGTAAAGCCTTTCTAGGCTTTAGAAACCCACTTATCAAAGTTGCTATTTATTTCTTTTATAAAATTAGGGTTTTCGAATAAGTTTTTCTCAGTTTTTAAAATTACCCTTTTCCCTTTTTCTGGTCTACCTATATAAATAAATTTTTTTCTAGGAAGAAATGTTTTCATAAAATCAAGAATTATCTGCTTGCTGTATTTCTTCTTATAAGTTAAACGCAGAGCAAGGCGGGACTTATTAATATCTAAAAAGCAAACTCCTTTTTCATCAAGTAGGAAATCATCACTAGATTTATTTATTATTTTAAATGATTGTATTTTCATAATTTTTAGCAAGTTAAGCAACGCACTATAAATAATAATTGAGCAAAGCTAAAAAGTCAACAAAACTATTGACACAAATAAAAAAAGGCAATATTTATAAATAAACAATTATTAAATATCTAAAATGAAAAAACTTATAATATTATCCATTCTTGCAATTTATGGCTGTTCACAAAATAAAGAGGAGATGAACAGCTTTTTGCAAATAGCCGATAATGTTAATAATTTTTTGCAATTAGGTAAAGATGAGGATAAAGAGGCTAGCCTTTTTAAAACAAGTTTATTTGAAGAATTTATTTATTCTTTTATTCAGAATGTGACAGACAAAGAATATGACAAGCTTATATCTGTTGAAGATTTTTCTGTTAGGTCGCAGTTAAACGATGAGCAAATTCTAAAAAGGGCAAAAAAACATAAAGCTGATTTCTTGATTGTTTTAGAAACTAGAGATGTAAAAAAAATAAGCATTGTTGAGGAAGATGATTATAAATTGCATTATGATCAAAAACAGGGTTATTATAATTATATAATGGTTTACTTTAAAAAATGAGCAAGATTACATGGAGGGCTGAAAAAAAAGATGTAAGCTCTTTAAAGCCTCACCCCAAAAACCCGAGAAGCTTTACAAAAAAAGGGCTTGAAGATTTGGATAAATCTATTGAAGCCATAGGAATGGCACAGCCTATAAACATAAACCCAGACGGCACAATTTTAAGCGGTCACGCTAGGGTTTTAAAATTAAAAGAGAAAGGGATAAAAGAAGTTGAAGTTTATATCCCTAATAGAGACCTTAACGAAAAAGAGCAAGAGCAAGTTTTAGTTAGGATGAACGCCAACACAGCGGGAGAATGGGATATAGACAAGCTAGCTAATGAATTTGAGTTGCCCGATCTTTCAGAATGGGGGCTTGAAATTCCAGATATAGAATTGTCACTGCCACAAATAGAAACAGAAGGAGATGACGATATACCAGAAGCAGTGCCGACAATTACAGTAAAAGGGGATTTATACGAGTTAGGAGATCATCGTTTATTATGTGGGAATAGCACAATTATTGATGATGTTGAAAAAGTTATGAATGGGGAAAGGGTTGAGAATATTTATACTGATCCACCTTATGGAATTAACGAAGATGCAAGTAGGAGAGAAACTAGAGAAAAACGCATTGTAGCAAAAAGCAATTCACTTTTAAAAAATTTTGAAGACGGAACCAATCAATATGCTATTGATTGTTATAACTTAAGCAGAGTTTTTAAGTTTAAAAATGAGGTATGGTGGGGAGCTAATTATTACTGCCACTCATTACCACTAAGCAATAATTGGGTTATTTGGGATAAAAGACTTGAAGAAAAGCATAGAGATTTTAACAGTGATGCGGAATTAGCTTGGGTTAAGTCAAGTCAATCATCTTGTCGGATATTTAGGCATTTATGGAAGGGATTAATCAAAGGTAGTGAACACGGTGAAAAAAGAATGCATTCAACACAAAAACCAATTCAATTAGCTATTGATATATTTAATTACTATAAATTTAGCGATTCAGTAATTGACTTCTTTTTAGGCTCTGGCTCAACTTTAATAGCCTGTGAGAAAACAAATCGCAAATGCTATGGAATTGAACTAGACGAGCATTATTGTGATGTGATAGTAAAAAGATATATAAATTTTTGCGAGAATAACGGGAAAAACCCTGTTGTTAAACGCAATGGAGAGGATTGTTTAAAAGAGTTTAAATAGAAAAAAAGATGAGCAAGTCAAAAAAACATAAGTCAAAAAAACAAAGTAATAAAGAAAGCAGTGTTGGTAGGCCAACAAAAATGACACCTGAAATAATTGGAAAATTAGAAACCAGCTTTTCAAACGGTTACACAGATGCACAGGCGTGCGTTATGGCTGATATAAACCCCTCTACTCTTTATGAGTATTGTAAAGAAAATCCAGAGTTTTCCGAGAAAAAAGAGGAGTTAAAGAAAAGAGTCGATATTCAGGCAAAGCTAAATATCGTTAAAAGTCTTAAGGCAGGAGATAAAGATATAAGTAAATGGTGGCTAGAGCGTAAGTGCAAAGAAGAGTTTAGCCTTAGAACTGAACACACTGGAAAGAATGGCGAGGACATAAAGCAAAAAGTTATTTATATAGATAAAGAAGAGAAAGGATCTTACGAGAAGCATATAGACGATGCAATTAACGCAGATTAAAAACCCTGTTTATTTTGGTCAGCTTTTACATAAAAAAGGATTCAAGACTTGGTTCTTGTATATGTTTAGGCAAATGGAAAAGCGTAAATTTATAGTTGAGGAGCTTCATCATGATTTATTTGATTTATATCAATTAATATACGATCAAAAAGTTACAAGAAAAAATGTAAACTTACCACCAAGATCAGCAAAAACCGCAATGGCTAAATATTTTGTTGCTTATTGTTGGGCTGAAAATTCAAAATGTAATTTTATTTACACATCATTTTCACAGGAATTACTAAGTGGTATTAGTAGAGAGTTAGCAGATATAATAAAGCATCCTTATTATCAGGCTATGTATAACCAAGATGTAGAGGAGGAAAATATAGAGTTCAATCCTATTGATGAGTTCTGGGCAGCTTATTTAAAAGAGGAAAAAAAGAAAAATGTATATACAGCAACTAAAATTATAAATGATAAAGGTGGATTAATATTATTTGCCTCCATTGGCTCTGCAATTACTGGGTTCGGTGCAGGTATAAGAGGAAGCTCAAAATTTTCAGGTTGTTTATTTATTGACGATGGAAACAAGCCAGCTGATATACACTCACAAAAAAAAAGAAATAAAGTAAAAACTTACTATGAAGAAACACTTTTATCTAGATTAAACCAAGGAGATATCCCCGTGATAAATATTCAGCAAAGATTGCATGTTGAAGATTTAAGCGGATTTTTAAGCAAAGTTTATAGTTTTGAAACATTAAAAAAGCCTTTGATTGTTGACGGTGTTTGTCAGTTGCCTAGTCAATATAGCGAGCAAAGACTTGAAGAAATAAAAAAGAATGAATTTATGTTTGTGGCTCAATATCAGCAATCCCCTGTTATGCAAGGAGGAAATTTATTTAAAAAAGAGACAATAAGAGAGCTTAGGCAAAATCAAATGCCTCAAGATAACGAGTTTATTTATAGATTTATAACGGGTGATCTTTCTTACAAAGACAAGCAATCAAATGATTATTCTGTTTTCTGTTATTGGGGGGTTGCAAAGGAAGTAATAAACAATATAGAAAGAAGCCATTTATATTTAATTGACTGTAAAAGAAAAAAGATAAATTCTGTTGATGTTGAAAACTGGGTTGAGCCTTGGATAAAAACAAAGCTAACATATAATTTTAGATATATCTGGATAGAAGACAAGTCGCATGGAATTTATTTAAATCAAGCATTTAGAAGGAAAGGCTATCCAATACCAAGTGAGGAGCAAATAAAAAAAATGTTGCCAAGAGATGTAGACAAAGTACAAAGAGCAAATAATATTATACCTTGCTTGAACAAGATAAACCCCAATTTAACCTTTAATAAAGACATAGAAAATTATTCTGAAATGAAAGACGAGTTACTATCATTTAGCAATTCTGAGCATGACGACTTTGTAGACAATGTAATTGACGGTGTAAAAATAGGGCTTTTTCAAAATCGGGTGACGGTTTATGATGTTTTATAATAGTTTGATTGACTAAGAGATAAGAAAAATTTATTTATTATTATAATTTAAAAAAAAATGAAGAAAAAAACAAACAACAATATATCTAAAAATAAAGAGCAGATTTTAGAAAATGGTCAAGCCCTCGTTAATAGTTTGGCAAGTATAGTATCAGCTGGGCTTATAGGAAATAATGGCACAAGCCAACTTTCACAAACTGCAACTTTGCAAAAAAACAACAGAAGCTCAGCTCTAACTTTAGAAAGAAGCACAATTTCTTATATGTACTTGACTCACGGAATAGTGCAGACAATGATTGACCAGCCTGTTGATGATGCTTTCAGAGGTGGAATAAAAATAAAAGCCGAAAAATTAGGCTTAGAGGATATTGAAGCAATACAAGCATATTTAAAAGAAAATAATATAATAAAAACTATTAAAAACGCTGCTAAATGGTCACGTCTTTTTGGTGGTGCAGCTTTAATTATAAACTTGCCCGAAAAAGCAGACAAGCCTTTAAATCCTTTGTCTATAAAAAAAGATACTAATTTAGATTTTTACGCTGCTGATTTTTGGGAGCTAAACTCAACAGATGATTTAACTTACGGAGAAAATAAGCCTTATTTAAAACATGGCTTTCATAGTGACTATTATAATTTTTATGGAGTTAAACTTCACAAATCAAGAGTGTTGAAGGTAAAAGGAAAAGAAGCCCCTTCTTTTTTAAGACCTCAATTAAGGGGTTGGGGAATGTCAGAGCTTGAAAGACTTGTAAGATCAATAAATCAATACTTAAAAAACAATGATTTATTATTTGAGTTGTTAGATGAGGCGAAGGTCGATATTTTTAAAATAAATGGTTTTAATCATAGTCTTGTAGATGATGCAGGAGTAAAAAGAACGCAAAAACGAGTTCAACTAGCAAATCAGCAAAAGAAATATCAAGCTGCTCTTTGTATGGACACAGAGGATGACTATATCCAAAAACAATTATCTTTTTCTGGTATAGCTGAAATATTAAATGAAATAAGAAAAGGAATTGCTGCCGACATGAAAATGCCAATAACTAAAATTTTTGGTATAAGTGCAGCAGGCTTTAACTCTGGAGAGGATGATCTAGAAAACTATAATTCGATGGTTGAGTCAGAAATCAGAGGAAGTTTTGATCACATTATAATTCAAGTTGTCAAATTAATATCTCAAAAATTATTCGGTGTTATCCCTGAAAATGTTGAAATTGAATATCACTCCTTAAGAGTTTTAAAAGCAGAAGAAGAAGAAAGCGTAAAAAACCATAAATTGCAAAGGTTAATGACTCTTTATAGTTCGGGCATAATAACAGCACAGCAAGTTGCTAAAGAGATTAACTTATTAAACTTAATTGAAACTGATCTTGAGCCAGACAGCTTAGAAGACTTTCCTGAGCCTGCACCAGAAGCAAAGCAAGATCAAAATCTAAATGGAGTTAGTAAAGTTAGTTTATTATCAAAAATTAATATTAACAAAAAAGAAAAATAGATATTTAGGCATTTACTAAAAATAATAAAATGAAAGAGCTAAAGCCAATAAATTTTAATCCTAAATATGAAGAAGCTATAAGAAAAAAAATTAAACAGTTTTTTTATGATATAATTTTTGCTCCTATTTATCAGACCTTTAAAGAATCAAGCTTACAATATCAATTTAAAAACTCCTCATCTATTTTAAAAGATGCAATTCTTAGCGGTAAAATACAATATGCAAACGATATAGTTAAAGGTGATTTTAACGCAAAAATAATAAAAGAGTTTGAAAAGCTAGGTTATAATTACGACTCTCGAATAAAAGGCTTTAGAATATCGCTTGCAAGTTTGCCTCAAGATATTATTTCCGCAATAACACAAGCAACCACTCAATTTAATTTACTGCAATCAAGATTATTAAGTGCTTTTGATAATATTAATTATGCACAAGAATTATCTGAATTATCTTTTTTTGATCAATATTCTTTAGTACAAAAAGACATAGACAAGCAATTTAAAAAGACTGTAATTGATGCTATAGGCATAACACCAGAATTTACAGAAACACAAAAAGCAAAGCTTGCAGAAGAATATTCCAACAATATGAAGCTTTATATTAAAGATTTTGCAGACAATGAAATTGCAAAGCTAAGGGGTTTAGTAGAGGATAACACTTTTTCGGGCATGCGAGCGGATAAGTTGCAAAACATTATTAGAACGCAATTTGATGTTAGTGATAGAAAAGCAAAATTTTTGGCAAAACAAGAAACAAGTTTAATCACTGCAAAATATAGGGAATCAAGATATTTAGATGCAGGAATTACGCAATATGTATGGAGTACATCAACAGATGGAAAAGTAAGAAGCGACCACAAGAGGCTACACGGTAAAGTTTTTAGTTTTGACGACCCTCCTATTGTAAATCTTGAAACTGGAAAAAGGGCAAACCCTAGCGAAGATTTTGGTTGCAGATGTAAAGCAAAACCTCTAGTAATTGTTGAATGATGGAAATTATATTAAAAAACAAGCTAGAAGAAAAAGACAGAATCCCGCCAAAATCTGCACAAGATGCGGCAAAAAAGGTGCTGGAATGGAAAGAGAAGTATAAAAGCGAAGTTAAGGGAATGACAGAAACTGGCTGGAGAAGAGCAAGACAAATCGCAGCAGGTAAGCCTTTAGCTTTAGAAACTATAAAAAAAATTTCTCAGTTTAGTAGACATGAAAAAAATAAAACTATAAAAAAAGAATTTAAGTCCACCCCTTGGAAAGATAACGGATATGTTGCATGGCTTGGCTGGGGTGGAGATACAGCAATTTTAACATGGTCAAAAAAGGTGATTGAAAAAGCAGAAAGAGAAAAAAAACAAAACGGAATTATTACAATTGTTAATTCAGCAAAGTTAAAGGTTTTAGAAAACCAATCTGAAAACCCAAAGAAAAAAGCAAGAGCATATAAAACAAGATTTTTAGAGGCTGGACTTGTACAATATGGAGAGGAAAAAGTTTTAATAAAAAATGAAAACTTAATGAAAATAGCCGAATGTTTTCGAGGCGTGCCTGTGGTTATTGGACACCCTGAAGAATTTGATGAAGATTACAACGGTGAAAAAACAGTCGGTTATGTTACTGAGGTTTATTATAATTCAGATGATGGCTGGGCGTGGTGTGATTTAATTGTTGACAATGACAATGCAATTAGTTTAATAGATAATAAAGGATACACGCCTTCATGTGCTTATATTCCAACGGGGACAAAAGATGGTGGTATTTATCACGCCATTGAGTACCAACAAGAGATTGTAAACGCAAAGCCAATTCATTTTGGTTTAGTTGAAGAGCCTAGATATGAAGATGTAATAATCCTACAAAACAGTGTTAAAGGTAATAAAGAAATGAAGCTTTTTAAAAAGAATGAAGAAATAAAAAAAGAAGACTCTAAGCTAAACGAAGAAGAAAGCAAAAAAGAGATTGACTTTGAAAATGCTTACACAGAACTTGAAAACGGTGAAAAAGTCTCTTTGCAAGAGCTAGTTGAATCTTACAACGCTATGAAAGAGAAAAAGAACGAAGAAGAGAAGGAAAAAGAAAACCGCTACAATGAAAATGATGAAATAGAGCTAGACGGTGAATCTGTTAAAATATCAGAGCTTATTGAAAATTATAATAAATGTAAAAACGAGCAAGAAAAAGAAGAGGAAAAAGAAAACGAAAAAAAAGAAGAGGAGAAAAAAGAAAACTCTTTAAAAAAAGCAGAAGACAAAAAACATTTTGATCTTTTAAAAAATGCTGCTGAAAAATCTTGCGAAGCAAAAGAAGAGGCAA